CTCAAAAAAAGGAAGTATTAGGCCGTATATTCCGTGGATTGAGGAAGGGGAAGATCCTGACGATTGGATTGATACAGGAATCCTAGAATCAGATATAGTTGGTATATCTCTCGAACCTATCAAAGCTGGGAATTCGGGACCCTTTTTGCTCCGCCTCCACGGTATATCTCCGACCAAAGAAATTCCCGAGCCTCCTGAACCAGATACCACATGTATCCAAACAACAAATATGTTTTCCAATGTACAAACACTCGGTCGGGACTACGCCCCCCCACATGGGCTCTGGAGCACTTCTATCGTACTCGACGGGACAATCAACGGCCTCCCAAGAGCAAAACAAACAAATCCCGATATGAGTGTAGATAGTATGCTTGGGGCATTTTGTCAGGCGTATGTCGACCCCACAACTGGCCCAAGGCGCGTCATTTCCCCTCATGTATTCATGCGGTCTACATATTTTTCCTCGAATTCCCCAACCCGCAATCAATTTCGAGTATTTCGAAATTCAGTGGTGAGTCTCTCATCATCTCACTCCCCCACCCTTCATTTGCATGGGATATATACGAAGTCGCAATCCGCTGAACCATCAGATCTTCCAAAATTCTGTCATGGGGGAGTGATCAGAGTCAAAGCATCTGAATTGGGAATAGGCCCAAACAATAGTTTCGTCAGCGCAGTCATGTACAATTACGATTTCTATATCAATTGCGAAACTAGGTATACCTATTGGGACGGATATGCAGCATATCTCGGATGGATGGTATTCACCACAGAATGGGATTTCTCCACCTATTGGAATACTGGAATCTGGACTGGGCCCCGTGAAAGTCAAAGTCAGGCCTTGTACGTCCTCACATTTCTAGATCCTGCGAAAAATCTAATTGGGAGGGCTACGAATGTATATCCTACCGGAGATCTAGCGTGGGGGTTTGGAGGGGTTCCTGGAGGCACTGACTATTTGCGATTTGTGACGAATCGTTCTGATTATGGACTCATCGGAGAAATAGTGAATCCTGCTTCAGCCCATTCACTGATCAATTCCCCAGATGGGTTTGAAATAAGATTATGAATTATTTTAATTATATTTATTAAACGCAATAAAAGTACATCTACAATGAACATGATATGGTATATTTGGGATTTTGTCATATCCAGGAGTATCTCCAGAAAGAGAAAATCTATGTCCATCTAGAGCCGCACAATATTGACATACTCTCTCATCCTCTGCAGTGAGCCACTGTACAACATCAATCCCAACATCAATGTATCTTTCTTTTTGGGCAGTATTGAGCGCATACATTACTTCGGTATGTGCAATCCTATCTGCCTTGACCTTTGAATATTTCTCCAATTCTGCCTGCAATCTTCGAGAAGCCTCTCTCCAAGACAACCCTTCCATATATGATTCGGCAATTATTTCGTGGGCATCTTCAAGATACTCTGGAAATATTTCATTTAGTAATATATTTTGCCTAGAATATAAAATTTCTAGGATATTATGATCGATGGGTAATAGGGCCCAATTGACTCCAAATCCCATGCGCCCTATATTACCATTTGCAAATCTGATTCCTTGCATATATGAGGATTGTATTATTTCGTTTGCGACCTCAATAGTATCATCCACTCTGGATTGCAATGTGATCATATCTCTCGCAACACGAACAACAAGTTGAGACCTCGACCTATGATTAGCATGTTGCTCAATGTAATACTCCTCAAAATCAACTTCATTCAGGATATAGTCGATTAATTCACGAGATAAAATCTTAATTATTTTATCATATTTGTGTGAAAAATTGATACTTTGGGTTGGATCCGTCAATGGTCTACCATATGGAGGCTCATAATACAACGAGGATTGGTTTTTTCCAAAAAGATAGAGTTCCATATCACTAGATCCTCAAACTGTCTCTAATTTCACTCAGTTGGCCTTCGAAATCTCCCTGTTTCACAGGTTTGAAATTCCCCATATTTTGGATTCCCATTTTCTCCATCACCCAATCTTTCCCCATCCAGAATGGATCAATTGGATTTGAACGCATCAGCTCCGTAACAACCTTCAGATCAGTCTCAACATCATCATCTGTCGGCAAATTGAATTTAAAATAATATTTATTATATTTATCTCCGAATAATTTAGAGATGATCTGTTCTGTGATCTGAGATGCAATGGTATTTTGATACCCCCGAATCTGATCATAGAATGCAGAGATTCTCGCAATTGCAGTATTGTCTGTTGTTCCAACTCTCAATCCAAGTAGTTCTCCTGGAATTCCAGCAGATGCACACAATCTTATTATAGAAAAATTATTATAAATATCGGCTGGAACTGTGACCGTATCAAATTGCATTACTTGATCGGTTGTGTCAGTCGTGATCAAATCAGTCTCAAAACTGATCCCTTCAACCATTTCAGCGTAATTCCTAGCCTCCTCTGGGGTTACTGGTTCTCTTTCAGTCCCTTTCAATTTGTGCCAAATTTTCGGAGTCCCGTGGCGAAATATTGCAGTTGTGATCCCCTCAACGATCTTGATGTCTCTTTTGATATCGTCTATGCACTTGTATATGATCGAGACCCCATATGGCGTATATGATTCGATCGTATTGATTATTATTATTTCATGTTCTTCATATATTTTAATTTTTCCCATATCAAGGATTTCGTAGTATCCTGCCGTTTCCCCTTCTTCATCGACAATGATCCTAAATTTGGATGAATCGCACATCTTGATCCTAATTCCCTCTCCAGATCCCTCCCGAACAATCCTTACGACCCCATATCCATACAAAATGGATTCTTTGATTATATGCGGAAGCCAACTATCAATTCTGATCTGATCGAGTTCTTTGCGCAATTCCTCCGACATATCGGACGTAATATCTCCATCTACTTCAATGTACCACAGCTTCCGCGTAATCAAATTTGTATAGATGTCGACAATCTGGGCCGCGAGTCCCCCTTCATCATAGATGTTTTTGATGTTCTCAATCTCTTTAAGTTGAGACGCTTTACTATTTTTATCCAGATTTTGGGTATTATTTCTACCTCCTGCAGCAAACGATCTCACCACTTCACTATTCTTATCACCAAATATATTTGTAAAATTATATTTAATATTCTTAATAAAAGTAGAAACTCTATTCTTGAAACTCCGAATATATAAGGTTTCACTTCTCCTTTCAAAATGAGATTTAATCATATATATTTATTTATGTTTAATAGTTTAAAAAAAGAAGGTAGATTTAATTTTATATTTAATCTTTTCTACTATCAATATTATCTATAGTAAAATCAATAGCTTTAAATATTGCTTCAGTCATCGTCCCACCAAAATGAGTTTGGAGGGTTTTCAGAACCTCGAAACGCTCCTTGGTCATCCTCAAGTTGAGTTGGAGTCGTTCTTTCTTCTCCTTCTTTCTCTCCCCCTCTCTACTTTTCACAACTTTCTTGATCACCATTTTCACGTTCCCTCCAAAGTCCCTGCAACTTTTCCCGATATATCTCTCTAGCATTCTCGTTCTTCGACCTTCTCAAATGGTATGTATATATTCTTATTTTCGATTCTATGTCATCACAACCAACCTTTCTCATATGTTCACTCCTGTCCACAATTCATTTGAATATCATCATCAACATCATTCATTTTATATTTATTCCTTTTCAATTTTAATTCGTATCCTATTATTTCATTTTCTGGGGTAATTAGAAATTCGTCGGCTCCCCCTTTCCCAAAATATCCTTCGACATCAGAAACTCTTGGAACGAAATCCCTAGCAGTTCTCTCCAAACTTGCATCAAGTAATATATTATATAGCGCTCTATTCTTCGATTTCAGAACTTCAAGGTTGACCATTCTCTTACCTTTCTTGTATCTTGGAACAATCTCGAAATCGTCGTCTCCATCAATGCCTTGGTCCTTCCAAATCGCCAAAGTATTATTATATTTTTCTAATAATATATCAAGATCTTTTATAATTTCATTTAATTTTATTTTCATACCTTCCATATCGTTCATCGCCATATACATTACAGGGTATGCCGGATCCCCCTCAAAAATACCCTCAAATTCAGTTTTTATTTCTTTACGCAATTTTCCAATTACTTCATTATATTTTGTCATTTTTCCCTTCCATTTCTGATATATGATCAATCAGCATAATCAAATCATCATACTCTCTTCTGTTCACAATTTCATATTCTACGAAAGCGCTTTCTACTGCTCCATACAAGTAATGTTTGCAAGATTTCTTCTGATATTCACTATGTACAAATCTTGGTAATTTTTCAATTATGTTTTTCAAATATGCATAGTCTCCTATACAGTTCTCATCATATCCAAATACATCAACATATGCCTCATACAATCTCAAATCACATGAATGTTTCACTATATTATATAGTTCATCACTGAATTTCCCAATATTTGTCCAAATTACTTTCCCCTTCATGAGAATATCATGAGTTGCGAAAACATATATTGGATATTTCGTCGTTGGGTTAATATATATAACTACATATTTATAATTTCCATATCTTGCATATGCTTGCATCAATCGAACATCATACTTCCCAAACAAATCAATTTTTGTGAGATTTGTATTCTGCAATACTATCAATGCCCCACTACTATCATGAGATATTGCAACAAGTTTTCCAGTTTCAAACATTGTTCCCCTCCGCCACACTTACCAGGGAGTTCACATCAAATTCTTGCAATATTGAATCCAGAATCTCCATTTTGTATTTCACATATCCATATATGTCGTCTTTTCCTCCAACACCATTGCAATTCCTGTCGGTCAACAAATACCTCTTGATTTCCTCAACAACTCTAATTAGATCGTCGACGGTCAATGTTCTTTCTCCCTTTTCATTACTCCCTTTTTCAGCACCCTCTTTTGTCATGTATCCTTCTTTATAGTCTCTCAATATTAAATTTATCTCATCTTTTTTATATTGTGTAAACTTATATAAATTCATAGTATCTTTAATTTGGTTACGATCACCAACTTTCAGCCCCAGATCAATCTCGTCGATCACTATATCTAGATCCAACATTGTCAATTGTATATCGCACATTTCAAGCACCAACCTTCATTAGATGTTCTCCATCAACAAAGTACTTTGAGTTGTGAAGTTCTGCTGGGATACGTCCCTCTTTAATCATCATTCGTACAGTTTTCAGTGAGATTCCAAGTATATCTGCAACCTCGTTCTCCACATACAATTTTCCACTCTGAATCATCTTTGTTTTCATCCTCTAACACGCGGGGCCCGTGTCTACATACAATGTCTACGTCTAGACATATATAGGTTACTATTGTAGGAGACTTCACATTTTATCCCAATCTCAAAATAAAGAATGTTTCTTATCTCTTCTTCAAATTAACAACTCCTGCTCGAGATCTTTCCAAACCCTCTCCTCTAAGAGCGGTAATTGCCATTACAAGGGCATCTATTCGATCCGGACTGAATCGCGACTCCCCTGGAACCCATTCCAACATTTGCTCTTCCAATTTCGATAATTTCTCATTTTCAGGATGTTTCACGCGTCCTTGCTGATACAATGATATGATAGGCGCACATCTAGACGCCTTGGATGATGATGAATATATTCCTCGATATTGGATATTCAGATGTCGGTGATTGTCAGTGATCACAGATTCGATCATCTCTCCTCCTACATTCGTTTCCCCAACCACCTCATAGGCCGAATACTTTCCGTAGAGTGAGCGCACCATATTCCCCCATTGTTCCGGAGTATGTCTACCAGACGCATCCTCAAGAACGTAATATTTGTGGTTTTTTTCATACGGATCATATTGTACCCCGACAACAACAATTCCCGTCTCGTCACTCATCTCCTTTGCGGTGAGTGCGGGATCAACTCCAATTATGATCTTGTCAAGATCAGATATGTTGAATCCACGAAGGCGAGTCTGGAGGAGCATTTCTTGTGTCCACAATGCCCCCTCAACATCATCAAGTACTTCTGCATATATCTCCTGCTGACCAAGTCTAGTACCTTCATATTCAAGCTTAATTTCCGAAATGAATTGTTCTGGCAAATTATCTATATTATCGTATGTTGATCCACGTACTATGTGAGCCCCCTCACGACCCAACACATATTTGGTTGCCTCATTCCGTTTCGGTGTGAATGTGAATAGTATGGATTGTTTCTCCCCCCTCCTCATGCTCAAAATAAGCATCTTGATCACATATATTGCATCTCGCCATGATGCGACCTCATCACACCATGCGTAGTCATGTTCATGGCCTCTTATGTTGTCTGGAACTTCGCTACTATATATTGTGGCTTTTGATCCATTTGCCCATGTGAGTTGACGAAGTGATGTATTATATTCAACATCACAATAATTTGAGAATGCGTTCAAAATTCCGGAATCCCCCTGAATCATGACAGTTCTAGCCTCAAAAGGGGTTTTCGCTACAAGGGCCACATGAAGTCCCGGAGTTGTGCTACATAGATTTGCAATCCACTCTGCACCGGTGCGAGTCTTCCCAAACCCACGACCAGCCATAATCACCCAAAAAAGAGGCAAATTATCCGGAGGTAGTTGATCTGGTCTCGCCATCACCTTCCATATTTTATTTGCTTTTTTATATAGTTCGATGTCAGATATTTCAGTTATTTGTTTTATTTTATCTTTTTTCTTATTTTGTATGAGCAATGCCATTTTCATCCCTTCAATTTCATCCGTTTCTGGACTTCGAGGATTACTGACTGATCATATTCTGGATCTTTATATTCAATTGTTTTTATATTTTCCTTCTTATTTTTATTTTCTCCGTTCCCTTTCCGGATTTGCAAATATGAATTATTTTTTGTATTATATTCGAGAAGTGCATAATATGCGCGCCAATCAGTCTGACCAAAATATTCAATTGCGGTTCTGTTCCTCGTCTCAAAATCAATGTAAGCCAAGGCTATTTTCGATGTAAAATCAAATTCGTCCATAGTTCCTTCGTTTTCAGCACATTTATCGAAAATTTCACATATAAATAAAAATGGAACTTTCACCGCGTGGCAAATCAACTCAAGGTCTATTCCAGATTTAGCATATCTGCACATTTCCTCTATTATATCATCATCTAAATATATTGATCTAGTTTGGGAATGTAGGGGATTTTCATTATATTTCACAATATCTCCTGACATATATTAATTATATATTTCTAATATTACATGTAAGTATATAGTAATGAAATTCAAAAGTAAATTGCTAAATTCCTTGGAACGCAAAGATGATCGTATACAAATTTCAAATATAATTCACCACAATCAAGATACCGGCCGCCTACATAGGTTGTGTCCATTTGGATCAGTAGCCCCTCCACGGAGAATACGATGAACATTCCAAAGTCAATATTGTTTTCCAGGGATAATATTATTTGCATTATATTGACAATTATTTTGATTGGAGTAATTGTCCTTGGACTCTTGATCGTGACTTCTGCTGCTGATCACATCTCAACGATCGAAGTCTCAAATACTCGAGATGATATGTCTGGGAGTGCAATGATCAGATCTCATACGGCTCTCTACCACGACTACAATTATGGAATATTTCAAAATCACGGATTCGGTCACGTTCAATCTCGTGTTGCGAGTCTTGGAGGGGCAATGACGCATGAAGCGAGATCGAGACATGATAGGGCAACCTCCTCCCTCGATCTCAAAAACGTAAGGCCTGGATTGGCATGGTCATCATCATATGTTCATGCGGATCGAATGCAGTTACTTCTGTGTGATCTCCACCTCGATCATGCACGTGGATACTACAGAACTGTAGCGCTCGGCGGATATGGTTCGCACATCATGCAAGATGCAATATCCTCCCATCATGTTGGGGCTGGAATTGATGCCACACTTGCGGGCCCTGGGGCATATGTTCAGCAGTATTATTCTAATGAGAGAAATAAAATTATGAAATATAATAGTATTGATGATAATGAGCGTGATAGCTTAATTAGAGCTTTTGACTTGTATTATTCCGAATCTGTTGGGCAATTGATCAAATCGAGCATTGGGGTATATTATGAGTAATTATCAGGAACTCTATACAATTATTATTTTGATGTCAATGTCATTGATCCTCCTTGTGATCACTTCCCTCCACAATTACTTGTCATCACTCGATCGTAATAAACTCATAAACGATCTTAAATTATTCAATGCCCTGATTAGAGGCTATAGATTCACCATTACTACATGTGGAGATGTGATATATCATGATTCAAATGGAATACATCATACACACTACAAAGTTGAGAGAATTTGTGAGACATGTGACAAAAAAGATGAATGTTTTAGATTATGCAAATAATCAAATATTTTTATTATATAACACGATAACATCTTTTATTTTTATTTTCTCTTCCTCATATTTGTTGATCGCTGTGATACACTTGCTCATTGTTCTCTGGAGGTCGATATTGCTTTTCGCCAGAATCCTTTTGTCAACCAAGCTCAAGTGTGATATCTTCACACAAATTCTGTGAGACCCTCTCTCTTTCTCTTTCAACCCCATTCTGTATTTTTTTGCCAACCCTTCTGATATATTAGAAATACATTCACTTATTGATTTATTTAGATCTCCAGATATAATAGCCTGGATAATGTTTGTGAATGTACCTTGCATAGATATTTTGCGCGCGATCAATTTTCTACGGGTTGTAATTGAAATGTGCATTGATATTGTCATATCGTATTCCCCTTGGAATTGTATATGATGATATGGATCATCCTCCCATCTCTTGAAGTTTTCATTCGTCGTAATATAGGCTCTCCTATTACATTTTGAACATTTCACCAACTGGACTTTCCCCCCAAGCCACTCACGATGTGCAGTCCCAAACCTCACGAACTTACCTTTTTCACAATACACACAATTCCGAATACCATTCACCTTCACAGGATATGCTTTGCGTTCCGTTGAAACTATGACCATATTGTCTTTTTCCAAGTGCCTACAATCCCGAACGTGAAGTTTTGATCCTTCAAACTCAAAAATATTACTTGTTGTTTCCATCCTTTGTCTCCTTATTTTTTTGCATGTTTTTCCCTCCACCTCAAACGACGTATTTTCAATCTCTCTTCTGCAGTATATCTCTTACCTTTAATTTTATAATATCCTTTAAATAAATCATATGGGTGTGTAAAACTGTAATTGCAAACTCTGCAAATATATACTCTAGGTGCTATCCCGTCGGTTTTTCGTTTGTTTCCTCTGCCATTTTTGATCACGTCTTGTGTCATGCAGTTGGGACATTCTGGTAGAGTTTCATTGTCACACATCACTTCTCCAATTTTGTGAAAAACTCCTCAAGGGCAGAGTTCACGATTACATTTGCTGGAGCATTGTGAGTTTCACATGCTTCTTCCAATCTTTTATTCATCTCATCAGATAAAAACACTTGAACGTTGTTTATGAGGGGAGCTCCTTTTCCATCCCTATTTTTGTGATAGTGATACTTGATCTCTACTTTGTCGCTAATATCATTTGGTTTGGGATATTTCCTTTCTTTTTCTTCCATACTTTTATTCCTTTATTTATATTAATCTAAAATGAAGTTACTTGGGGGGTTTCTTGTTGTGGTGCATTCGATGTTGCCTCATGTGTTCCTTTTATTTGATTGAATAATTTAGCAGACAAATATGTATGGGTCTTAAATATATCATCTAACATAGCAGGTTCAATTGGTTTGGTTGGATCCACTCTAGATCGATATATTTCTCCAACAACTGTGGCCATGGCCAAATAACAATCAAGTTTTCGTCTCTGTTCTGCAGCAAGAGGGTCATATGCTTTTCCTCCATATCCTGCATTCGGAACCTTTGCCACAATATCGTACATTCTCAACCAATTTGTATCCGTCTTGATTTGAACATCGTCCCCCACCTTGAACATCTTGATTTTGTCAAGAACATTCAAATCCTCCGTTTCAAAGAATTTCTTGTCCTTATATTCTGATTTCGCAGTGAGGATTGTGACTCCAGTCACCCCTGTGATAGTTGGGTCTGTTACGATCGCGGCAATACGTCCATTCTGTGATCTTTCATTGTTTTCCATTATATTTCACCTCTAATTTTGAACTTTGAGTGATTCGCCTAAGTTTTCTCCAGCATTAATTGTTGTGGATGTTTCGTTCACTTTTTCACTACTCTCTTCTTCACAAGTATCTTCAACTTGTTTTTTATATTCACATTCCAATAAATTACATACAAATTCTGAGATTTTTTGTTTCAAATCAATTTTGCTTTTGTTTGCTACTGTCATTGCCCATTCTGGAATTACATAGACTTTCTCCAAAACTTCAGGAATTATTATTCCCCGATTCTCAATTTTTTCACTATCCTTTTTTTCAATCATGTTTTTTATCTCTTTTATTTTTATAATACAATAACTGTGAGGAGTTTTTGGTAGTTCGCCTTCTACCGAAAACCCCTCGAAATCCGCAAGTTAGAGGTTTCCTTTTTGCCTGGTTTCCATATTGTCAATATTTGTCATAATTTTCACCACAATGTATAGACCAAACCATTATGGGAAAATCACACACGCGAGTTGAGTTTGGTATGGTGTTTCATCGCTACAAGAAAATTTGATTACCCTATGATATGGAGTATAGGTTTCTCTACCTTCAGGATATCCTCCATCCGGCACATACAATGTCGACTCAAAAGAATATAAACTGTTCCATTTAGAATTACTATACAAAGAATTATAATATAGTTAGTCAATTATTATATACTCTTATATATTGTCGTTTTTTCTATCTCCATATTGATCAAAGGTTGAATCGATCGTCCTCCTTTCCAATTTGAACAATTCTTTGCCTCTAGATTTTATCGAAATAATAATATAATCTTCATGCGGATTGATATTGCACAATATCTTGAGACGTCTACCAATTCCCATTATTGGGTGTTTGCTACGCATGGATACTTCGAATGCAGACAACAAATATCTATTTGTCAGTGCACAATCATAGACGTCAGCGGATCTGAATTCTCTATTTATTCCAAACTCATCATATAATTCATTGAATATATTTAGATTTTGTTCAGTTTCGTAATCCATTGCACGTGTTACTCCTTTTATTTCTTTCAACACATTATCGGCATACCCAAATGAGTCGAGGAATCCAATTACGGTGTTGTGCCATTTCTCGAATGAATCTCTCTTCTGGACGGATTCACGCGGTTTAGGGCTACAATTCAATATATAATATTTTATTAATGATAACATTATAATTTCATATTCTTTCCTATTTTCCTCAACATATCTAATTTGTTCGTAATTTCCATATCTTTTTCGAGGAATGTCCTTCCGGGTAATCTCAATCTGAATTGTTCTTCTTGCGATCTCTTTCCCTGTAGATACTTCTTTTCCCGTGCCGATAAGCACTGAATATATATCTATATTTCTCATTTCATTCTTGTACAGAGGCCTATATAGAAATTTCCCAGACGTTAGAACCTGTTGCATGGTTGGAGAAATCTGAAGGTGGTCGGTCAAATCATCGAATCCCATGATTGGGTTGTTTTCTGCAAAAGGGAGAGTGTTCTTACATTCCTCGAAGGTATATGGAAAAGGGGCAGAATTGAACTGTTCGTCGAAGAGTGCAAATATGGTTTGGAGGAGGAGTGTACCTCCATAGCTTGGTGCCGGTTTCGTGATCATGAAGAAAGGAATTGGACACGTTCCGAGTATCTGTCGCATGGCAATCGTCACAACACAAGAAAGTGTGTTTTCCAAGTCAGTTTCACTCTTAAACCCAAAGGTTGAAAATATTTCCACAATTTTATTAAAGTCTTTTTTTGCCTCATAGATATTATTATATATTCTAATATCCGATTCTATTATACCGCTTAGATTCCTCAAATATATCTTTGTATCAGGATTCAACCCATTCTTTGTGATTACATTTCCCTTTGAATCAACATATGGTCTCCTAAGAATTTGAGCGATCTCCTTATTTATTTGAATTGAATTATATATTACATTTTTATCTGTTATCACATTTCTAATGTCATTGGGGATCTGTGTTGGAGTCTTGTTCCCATCCTTCGATATTTTCAAGTAGTTTATGTGCCTTTGTGCAATCCGAAGTAGTTCCCCTGTACTTGGTTCATACCATCTCAATTGTTTTGGGTTGCGATCAAACATGATTATTTTGCCTTCATATTTATAAAAATAATTATATATATTGTTAAAGTATAATATTGTATCTAGCGAATGATCCTGAGCCATATGCATAGGCATCCGAGTGTCGATGTCGATCATCTCATCTCGTGTATCGCTCATATCGATACTGTAATTTGAATTTTCATCATTTCCCATATCGATGTATACTTCTATACCAGAAGCCTCGCTCACGTTGTGATATGAAGCTTGTAATTGATTTCCATTTTTTTCCATTTACTTCGATCTACCCTTTGGACGGGGCTACATATAGGACTTATGTTTTGGATCACTTTCAAGATTTGACTTAATTTAGTAGGATATTGTTCTTTTTTTGATTTGGAGGGATTTACTTCGCAGGGAGTCTTGTTGACTATTACACTTGAAACTATTCTCCCTATATACATTATACATATACTCTTTTTATTTATTTTATTTTCTTATATTCTCTATAAGAGAAGAAAGTCAACCAAAAGGACTACGTCCTTTCTTTGCAAGATCTACCCCTCCACAGGAGGAATTATGTCAACGGAGATCAAGTCCCCTGAATCCACAAAACAGCAATATCCAACAATATCCTACTATATATCCCAAATGAAAGGAAATGACTAGCGCACAAAGTCACATTGAATCGCGAAGGGGAATAATAATTGTGTGATGAAAATAACCGATTGGGTAAGTTCAAATACCGAAAGAACAAACATATACATTGCAATTGGTATGAGTAAGCGAAAGAAGAGATCAGAAAAGATCCTCAAAATGTGCAGTTCTATGAATGATGATCGGACAGTGGGGTATGGAACCAGTTTTCACGATGATCCAGTTTTCAGATCGAGAGGTTGTTTATATTCTGTGGATTTAATATTAGATGAACTAATAAAAATCAGGGATAATGACATTGATGAAATATATTTAGAACACTTAGAATTTGGGCTTAAAATTGATTGGAAGGCTCGTAATGGAACGCGAGACATGGTTTTGATCGCGAGGAGAGAGGATCATTATAATGTATGAATATTATAATACTTCTAAAATAAAACATAATGAGGTAGAATATGATTCGAAATTGGAATTGAGGGTATATTTAATCCTTGAAGGAATGCAGAAGAATGGGAAAATCCGCCAACTCACTACCAAACCAATAATCGTTCTTGATGAAGGGTGTGAGTATTATGATTTCCTCAAGAGAAAGATGGTGAAGCAGCAGGCGAGCAAATATATTCCAGACTTTTCTTTCTACAGCATCAAGACAAAGATGGTGGAATTTGTTGAGGTGAAAGGGTACATGACACCAGTTGCGAAACTGAAGGTGAAAATGGCAAGAGCGAGAGGGCACGTAATCCATGTCGTATACGATGAGGATATATATCATTTCATAGATTACATAATGTAACATTCTATTTTAACACACACAATTTAATATTTATTATATAATACTTTAGATAAAAATTTAGAGAAGAAAAAAATTAAAGTTAATATAAAATATAATATATAAACATGGAAATTAGGAAGACAACAATAATAAATAGAAATAATGGGTTTCCAGAAATAGGGGAAACTGGAGCCATAATCAAAGGAGTCCTCATCAACGATGATCAAAAGTGTATTGATGGAAGAGGAAAACTTAATTATATTCCGAGAGACGAATTAAAATCAAGTGCCAAAAATTGGGACTGTAATGGAATTTGGACATCGCACAAAGATAGAGGGGAAAGATCAATTCTGGAACATGTGGGAACAGTCTCAAACTATAGATACGATGATGGGGGTTTGTACGCCGACCTTCATTTCCATTGTGCTACGCAAGAATCCAAGAGTGCATACAATTTGATCCAAAAAGGAATAATCAATGCAGTATCTGTAGAGATGGGATGTCAAGTCGGGTGGTGCGAAGTTCAGAAATGTGAGAAGCTCAGTGATATCACCTATCTAGGTCTCGCTCTCGTTGAGCGCGGGGCTTGTGAAGCATGTACAATAGATGCCTCCATTCACAACAAATCATATAAGACATTAAATAAAAATATATATAATATCATGTCAGATAAAACGACGTCGGACACGAAATTGCGTGATTCGGAACATATCAAAGTGCTTAAGGCGTTGCATGCCTATAATGCAGAGATCATCAAGAAGGGCGAGGAAGAAGCTATCGCCGATATTGATGACTCATTCGATGTGGTAGATTCTATTATCGAGTCTATTATTGAGATCGTTGATTATGTTGAGGAATTGGAAGCAAATCTCGAATCTGCTATCAGTGAGCTTGGAGCATCTCCAAGTGAGGATTCATCAACATCATCTCCAGATGAGACTGTGATGCAGTCACAAGGAAAGAGTTGTGGGTGTGAACATCACAGATCGAAGTATTTCACAAAATCATCAAAATATGACAAGGAAACCTTGAAAGGGATGGTTGTCAATACCGTTCTTGAGGAAGATACAATCCCCACGGATGCGAAAATTCTGAAGAATAAGTTCGTGAGAATGGGAAAAAGTCTCATTTTGAAAACAAGAGGAGGAAAGTGAATATGAAGACAAATAGTAGTGCACATCTCGAGCAGATTCACAAATATGCAAAGATTGCTCGAGGGGTATCACCAGATGTCAAGAAAAGTATCATTGATAGTATCCCCAAAGATCTCTATTGTGAGGTTGATGGAGGAATCAAGCAGGTTCGAAAACGTCTAGCCAGTAGTGATATTGGTGCAATGGGACTTCTGCAAGAAACATTGGCATCTCAGATCATCGAAGGGGCAGATTTTGTCCGCAATTTGAGGGAAGCTTTTGTTTTCGAAGGAGATATGACTTCCGACATTTTCAAGGCACCAATCTCAAGACCTGTTGGATTTGCACCAGAAGTTGCAGAAGGTGCGGAGATTCCACGTTACGAGGCGGAATTTGGAAATGTAATACTTTCAGATCGTCTCATTGCGCTTGCACCACAAGTGACCAGAAAAATGATCGAGGATGACAAATGGGGGGCAGTTGCACGATTGTTCTACGAAGCAGGAATGGCAGTAGAGAACACAATCAATAGAAAGCTACTCACAACATTCCTGAATGGGATCACTGAAATATATGATACTGGGGGTGTTGACCAAGGACGTCTTGCGATTTCAAGTGCAATTGAACAGATGGCAACAGGAGATCCAAACAATGGCGGAGGATATGTAGCAGATTCAGTGTTAATGAATTTTAGTTACTACAAAGTTCTACTGGATGAGCTCGCAACCACATATATTGATGGGTCAAACATGAGTACTGGTGCAATTGGAACTGGGCAACTACCAGTAATGTATGGATTGACTCAGTATACGACGAACATGCTTCCAGATCCAGACAAATATGATGGAGCTCGTTGGGCGTTCAAGGAGGCAGGAGATATTGGAGCTGTTGTATACAACCGTGACGCGGTGATGAGATATGGTATTCCACGAGATATCACAATCGAGAACTTTGAAGATCCGCTCCATGATTCAGAAGGCGTCACGATCACTTGCAGACTAGCGGCAGAATTCGTGAGCGACAACGAAAAGGCAGCGATTGCAATTTTATACTAAGGAGAGAAATAAAATGGAAATGGATTATAATATTCCACCCAGAAAGCAAATCATCAGATCGATTGCATCTCTCACCGCGGAACTTGCACCAAGTGTAGTTGCAACCCAAGGTAGAGAAGGATATGTTGAATCTGGACGTATCATGACGATGCAGAGCGACGGTGTTGCTGCAATTTGTGGAGCATCCGATATCCCAATTGGTGTATTGGAATATCCTGTATTTGTCGGAGATAGTTCACGCAATCCAGAATTGGCAAGTATTGTATATGCTGGACATGTACGATTGTGGAGCGATACCCCCCTCAATGCAGGAGTCAAGGTATTTTCTGCTGCAAATGGAAAGATATCATCAACTGGTACCAACTTGGTAGGCCTCACAACCGAGAAAACCAAAGTTGCAGGATGGATATCTGTTAGATTGGGGTTTTAGTCGCATATCTACCCCCGATTCCACCTGAGTTCCTAAAGGTATCGGCGATCCAAAGTAATGGTGGAGAGTTGATTCCATATGGAATTACGGACGTGGCACGAGGGGGATATGTCGTATATCATGCAATTCCAAACAAGGCATACAAATTTATTGATTTTATTGTAAATTAAAAATAAAGATAGGAGAATGAAATAAAATGATTAACGATATCGCAACTTATATTTTTGAGGACGTGCAGAGAGATCACACTATCGAAGCTCTTTTCAAGAGACTTGACGATTGGTTCTTGATCACAGCAATTCCACCAATTCCAGGTACAGGAGAACTCACCCCAGAGGGGGTCACTGCAGTTCCAAAAGGTGGAAATCAGATGTATATGATTCGAGCATCAGCAGGATATGAGATTGATCGCGTACTTGTTGATGGGGTAGTGGTTACACTAACATAATTTAAATTTTATTTTTTTAATTAAATATAAAAAGTGGAGAAGTGATGAGCCAAACATATACATTTCAGAATGTCCAAAAAGATCACATAATAGAGGCACACTTCCGCAAATTTTGGCAAGTTGATCTTACCTTCAAGAACTCGCAGGTAGACAAGGAAATCTATGTAATCTATAGTGAGATCCGAGACCCAGGAATCCCTGACTTGAGTCAAGGGGGAATTATTGTCACGCGGATCAATGTAATAGAAATTTATAATAGTGACAATCGGGCTTTAAATATTGAGACGGGTATAAATGTAGTTGAAGTATTTAATCAAGATAATGAAGTGGAAAATATTGAGACGGGTATAAATGTAGTTGAAGTATTTAATCAAGATAATGAAGTGGAAAATATTGAGACGGGTATAAATGTAGTTGATGAGGTTTTGATGGAAAATGAAAGATAAATTAGAAGTAACGGGATTGGTTTCGTGTTATGAAGACGGGAAACCAATATTTGAGGATAGACGTAATAAATTCATGCTTCCAGGGATTAACCATCTTGGAGGGCATATTGCCCACCGATTAGTACAACTGTGGAACAACTCGAATTATGATAGGTCTATTGTCCTGGGAGTAGGACTATACAATGTTGCAGTACATATGGGGCAGGGAAATGCCCCAACAACACCCACCACCCCGCAATCTGCGATTGTTCCACTTGTGGGAAGCATCGTGGGGACGCCAATTACTTTGATCCCCCAATATAATAGATATGGATTCAGTATAATCTCTGTATGGAACAACATTGTATCTCCGTCCCACGTAAGAGAGTTTATGCTGTTTGGAAACCCATTAACAACATTGGGGGCAGGGGGGAGTATATATATGAATCACACCACAGCAAATGTCACGTGGACGTTACCTCAGTCAGTTATAGCGAGAATTGCATCAGTAGATGGAGCGTTTGAGGAATTTATGTCCGTGCCAAACAAAGAATACAGAATTACATGGACGATTTTGATATGAATATAAATGCAGAAGTTGAAATACAACATGGGAAAAATATAACACGTGGAAATAATTTGATCATGGATAGAGGACGGATATCCTTGCTATCCGCCCTATTTATGATGCAATATCGAACAAATCTTAGATATACGAGTAGATTGGATATACGACTTATGGGGAATACCCCCACAATTACGATAGGGAGTTCCGCAGAATATAAGTCGACCCCTACTCAAACAGGATTGATAAGTCCATACACTGGAACATACAATCAATCATTGATACGTACATCGATCAATACGGATACCACAAGGGGATGTAGATTCACATTCACAATCCCTAATAATACATTCCCCTCCGGAAGTATATTTGGCGAATATGGGCTATATTTGCATATGAATACGAATACCACATTTCAACATGAGTTGTACTACACCTCCACTATAGGCGATAACGTCACCCCCCTCAACAACCAACTCTTCAGCCGAATTGCAGTAGCGGATGGCGAAATACAAGAAATTATATACAATCCCGCACATTCACTCATTGTCACATGGGACGTTTATTTATCATTTTAATTTTTTTTCTTGCAACTATAATACGTACATTAATGATGGTTTGCAACAAATAATATCGTAATGGCATATTATATTCATTATTTGACTGGGCGGGATATGCAAGAATCCCCCATAGATCGAATCAGACTCAATCCAGTTGGCAATTCTTTCCTTCCAATGGATAGAAATTATAAATCGATTGATAATATAACTATAGACGATCTGTGGTGGATGAGATCGACGAAATCCATTGGCCATAGATATTGGATATGGATCACGATAATTCCGCAACATGTAGATCCTGCGTATAACCTAGGTCCAGTATTCATCCATCAAGATAGATGGTTGCATATAGCCTGTGAACAGGGGTCTGTGAATATCAAGGGATTTCATGATTCAGAATATACCCAAGTGGCTCAAGACTATCTGAAAATCAGTATAAGACAGAATACAACCCGCGTAATAATTCAGGTAATGCGAGAAAACAACTTTTCTTCTCCAGATCCAACAGCAAATCCTCCAATACCACAATATACCGGAACATTCGTAAGATACTCGGATGAGGGGCATGAATATATAGAATGTCATACATCTGGAAATCTTTCATTCGAAACCCCAACAATATATGATGCATTTTTGTGTGGGGGGGGTGGAGGAGGAAATGGAGGGGTCGGATTTAACAAAGGGCGTCATGGAGGGGGGGG